TTTCAACCGGAATCACACGGTAGAGCTTCGAGGCTTTAACAGCGAACTCCATGCGGGTAAGGTACGCAGTTACATCGTTCTCGCTCTGGCCCTCAACCATCAGGCACTCACCCAGCGGAGCGCCAGTAACAAAAAGCCGCAGGTTGAAAACGAGAAGTTCGCCATGCGCACCTACCTCAACCGGGTTGGTTTCATCGGCGACGAGTTCAAAAACTGCCGTGAGCACCTTTGCAAACATCTCTCGGGTTCGGCTGCTTGGAGATACCGGGCGAGTTAACTTGCCCGAGGCTTGCGCCACAGAGGGCGACACGCGCCCTGCGTGACGTGGACGGCTTACCAGCCGGGGTTTATATATAAGGCTTATAAGGGTGCGACAGGGGCAACCCTGCCCGCGACCCGCAAAGATATAAGGAGGCAATGATTCATGAAAGGCAGAGAAAACAAGATTTATATCGCATACGGCAGCAACCTCAACATTGAGCAGATGTCCTGCCGATGCCCCTACGCCACACCCATTGGCAACGGTATTCTTCGCAACTACGGACTCCTCTTCCGGGGTGGTTCGGGTGGTGCGGTCGCCACCGTCGAGCCTAAGCGCGGCTGCTCCGTGCCGGTACTGCTCTGGGAGATCACTCCTCGCTGCGAGGATCAGCTTGACCGCTACGAAGGCTGGCCCCGGCTTTACCGCAAAGAAACGGTCGGTGTGGAGTATGACGGAAAGATTGTCGAAGCCATGATATATGTTATGAACGAGGGTTATGAACTCGGCAATCCTTCTCAACAATATCTGAATGTCATCTTGGAAGGCTACGAGTCAGCAGACTTCGATCCACAGATACTCTCCAATGCGCTCACTACCTCTGCCCGCAAACGCAAGAAGAAGGGGGCTGTGCAATGAGCGGTATAATGAGCGACACTCTCGTCGAGCAGATTTTAGCCATTCGAGCGGGCGGAAAACACAATATGTTTGACATCCCTGCCATCCAGCGCGAAGCGTCTGACCTTGGATATAATGAGCTGGTGGTATTCTTGGAGGAAAACCGCGACCAATACGTTCGCTTTATCTTCTCCGGCAACCGGGGCTGATCCTCGGTCACCGTACAAAAATGCGCTCCTTAAAAATGTGTTTGTTTTTCGCAAAAATGACTTACTTCTGAGGAGACTCTTATAACGCAAATGTTTTAGACGAATTAAATCGCATGATATTCAAAGGCCACGCCAGGGCAAAAAGGCGTGGCCTTCTTCTATTATGTATGCATCTTCTGACATGTCGGAAAGGAGGTGACGGCACTGCGCAAGCTCAAGAAATACAAGCCCACCATCTATATGGCGGACGGTTCTGAATACAACAAGGTGGCGGCAGACAATGCCGTCACCTTTATCAATTGCCTCAACCATACCAAGGGCGAGTGGTATGGCAGCCCTTTTGAATTGATAGATTGGCAGGAACAGATCATCCGCGATGTGTTTGGCGTGATGAAGCCCAGCGGCTACCGCCAGTTCAACACCGCCTACATCGAAATTCCGAAAAAGATGGGCAAAAGTGAGCTCGCCGCTGCCGTAGCCCTGCTGCTCACATGCGGGGATTTCGAGCATGGCGGCGAGGTTTATGGCTGCGCCTCTGACCGGCAGCAAGCCAGTATTGTCTTTGATGTGGCCGTGGAAATGGTGGAGCAGTGCCCGGCCCTTAAGCAGCGCATTCGACCGATGCTTTCCCAAAAGCGCTTAATATATAAACCCCTCGGTTCTTTCTATCAGGTTCTCTCCGCAGAAGCGTATACGAAACACGGTCTGAACGTTCACGGCGTTGTTTTTGACGAGCTGCATGCCCAGCCAAACCGCCAGCTCTACGATGTCATGATGCACGGCTCGGGCGACGCCCGCAAACAGCCGCTGTTTTTTTTGATTACCACAGCTGGCACCGACCGGCACTCCATCTGCTGGGAGGTACACTCCAAGGCGCAGGACATCATCGAGGGGCGCAAGGTGGACCCCACCTTCTATCCGGTGATTTACGGCGCATCGGAGGATGCCGACTGGACCAGCGAAAAGGTGTGGAAGCAGACCAATCCCTCGCTGGGCATCACGGTGGATATCGAAAAGCTCCGGGCGGCCTGCGAGAATGCCAAACAAAATCCTGCCGAGGAAAACCTATTCCGGCAACTCAGGCTCAACCAGTGGGTAAAGCAGAGCATCCGGTGGATGCCGATGGCGAAGTGGGATGCCTGCGCCTTCCCGGTGGACCCGGAGAGCCTGCGCGGGCGCACCTGCTACGGAGGGCTTGACCTCTCCAGCACGACTGACATCACGGCCTTCGTGTTGGTGTTCCCGCCACTGGATGAGGACGATAAATTTCAAATTCTGCCCTTCTTCTGGATACCGGAGGACAACATCGGCCTGCGTGTCCGGCGTGACCATGTGCCTTACGATACTTGGGCGAAGCAGGGTTTTGTATATACCACCGAGGGCAACGTCGTGCATTACGGCTTCATCGAGGAGTTTATCGATGAGTTGGGGGCGAAGTACAACATCCGCGAGATTGCCTTCGACCGCTGGGGCGCGGTGCAGATGGTCCAGAACCTTGAGGGTCTGGGCTTTACTGTTGTGCCGTTCGGTCAGGGCTTTAAGGATATGTCTCCTCCAACCAAGGAGCTCATGCGCCTCACGCTGGAGGAAAAGCTCGCCCACGGCGGTCATCCGGTACTGCGCTGGATGGTGGACAACATCTTTGTGCGGACGGATCCTGCTGGGAACATCAAGCCCGATAAGGAAAAATCCACGGAGAAAATCGACGGTGCGGTAGCCACCATTATGGCTCTGGATCGGGCAATCCGGAATCTTGGCAGTGGCGATGGCGGCAGCGTCTATAGCGAAAGGGGGCTTTTGATATTATGAGTATTTTTTCCCGGCTGTTTCGGTCGCGGGATAAGCCAGAGAATTGGCGTGGGTCGTCCAGCGCCTTTTTTTTCGGCAGCAGTAACTCAGGCAAGCCGGTCAATGAGCGAACCGCCATGCAGACCTCAGCGGTGTACGCCTGCGTGCGCGTCTTGTCCGAGACCCTCGCCTCACTGCCGCTGCATGTCTATAAATATGTCGACAACGGTGGCAAGGAAATGCAGACACAGCATTACCTCTATCCCATCTTGCACGATAACCCCAACCCTGAAATGACCTCTTTTGTGTTTCGGGAAACCCTGATGAGCCACCTTCTGATCTGGGGCAACGCTTACGCACAGATCATACGCGATGGCCGAGGCCGCGTGCTGGCGATGTATCCGCTGCTTCCCAACCGCATGGAGGTCGACCGGGCTCCATCGGGGGCGCTGGTGTACACCTATCGATTGAGCATAGACGATGTCCAATATAAACAAGAAACAACGCTCACCCTCGGGCCGGACGATGTACTGCACATCCCCGGCCTTGGTTTTGATGGGCTTGTAGGCTACAGCCCGATTGCCATGGCGAAAAACGCCATCGGCATGGCGCTGGCCACCGAGGAGTACGGCGCGACCTTCTTCGCCAACGGAGCCAACCCCGGTGGGGTGCTGGAGCACCCCGGCGTGATCAAGGACCCGCAGAAGGTCAGGGATTCGTGGAACAGCGCCTATCAAGGCGGCGGCAAGGCTCACAAGGTGGCTGTGCTTGAGGAGGGCATGTCGTATAAAACCATCGGTATCCCCCCGGAACAGGCGCAGTTCTTGGAAACACGCAAGTTCCAGCTCAACGAGATCGCGCGCATTTTCCGTGTGCCGCCCCATATGATTGGCGACCTCGACCGTTCCAGCTTCTCAAATATTGAGCAACAGGGTCTTGAGTTTGTGAAATATACGCTGGACCCGTGGGTCATCAGATGGGAACAGGTCCTTCAAAAATCTCTGGTATTGCCGTCCGAGAAGAACTCCCTTTTTGTGAAGTTCAACGTGGACGGCCTTTTGCGCGGCGATTATGCCAAGCGCATGAGCGGCTACGCGCTCGCCCGGCAGAATGGTTGGATGTCCGCAAATGACATCCGCGAGATGG